GGTTGAGCTGTGCGTCGAGCGTTCTTCCATTGACCTCGGCTTGCAGGTGGGCCTCACTCGTTCCCGTCACGGCCTCGGTGAGATTCTTGACCTGTTCGGTTGAGTCGGCAAGGATGGAAGCGGCGTTGTAATTACGCTTACCGAACAGATTCACCATCTCGTTGGTGTCGCCCATCCTCGAGTGTAGGTTCTCCAATGCCTTATCGAGACCGACAATCTTTGGGTTGAGGTCATCGCCGGCAGTGGTGCCCATGACAAGGAGAACGTTTCTCAGGGCCGTACCTGCCTCTGCCGCGTCGGGCATACGCTTTGCAAGGGCCTCAATGAGTGCAGTTCCCTGTTGCACGGATAGGCCAGCATTGCGGATGGCGCTGCCGCACTTAGTGAAAGCTGTGGATAGATACTCAATGTTACCGGCACCGTTCTTTGAACCTGCAGCAAGAACGTTGATATACTTCTCGGCCTCTTCTGCACTCGCGCCCATCTGGTTCATGATGCCCGTGAGTGATTCGATAGATGCCTCCAATGGCATAACGCCCGCCTTGGCTAAAGTGGCGGCACTGCGGGCAATGGCATCAAGTGCTTCGGGAGACTTCAGCAGCTCGGGCATTTTTGAGCCGATGACGCCATAGGAATCGACAATCTGCGAACTGGAGATTCCCATTGCCATGGCCGTGTCGGTGGCCATCTGCTTTACCTTGCCCATCACGTCAGAGCTCAAGCCAGTCAGTGACTGGAGGTGAGCCAAACTCGTCTCCAGTGCGCGGCCATTCGCTGCAACATCACCAATGGCCTTGCCCAATGCGGTGAATGCCGCTGCATATCCACCGAACTTCGCAAGACTGCCCAAACCGGCGCCGCCAAGCATTCCGCCGATGTTCTTCTTGGCCATCGCTGTCTGGCGGGAGAAGCGGTTGATGGAGGATGTGGCACTGGCAAGGGAACGGTCGAAACCTGCCTTGTCAATTCCTAATATAACTCGTAAATCAGCCTTAACGCTCATTGTTATTCATCATTTGTTCAAGTTGTTTTGCTTTCTCTTCAAGTCGGTGCTTGTCCTCATTGCTCATGGATGTGTCGTGGCTTGCCGTGTCTTTCTCCCAGGGGAATGACACGATGTCGGTCATGCCCATCTTCTTCGTTGAGTGTGTCTGAGCATTGATGTAGCCCACAAGCCGCGCCTGTTCCCAAGAGTCTTTTGTAGCGAGATAGAGATAAGGCATCAAGCAGCCTATCTCATACATCCTCATCTCATCCATGACATAGCCTGGCGGCATGTGGCCCTGGAATACGAGCATGGCGTAGATTTCCCGCGCACTTAACTTTTTTTTTCGCCGACGGTCTCATCGTCCGCGCCGTTGATGAGCTTGCGCATCTCCTCGTCGCTCTGTAACAGGTCGCGGAACGTCTTGAGCACCGCAGCATCGCAGTTGTCAATGAACGCATCAAGGCTCATGGCCTCGGCGTCAATGTCCGGGTTGCTGCTGATGAGGATGGCATAGTAATACACCAGCGTGTCCATCGTTGGCCCGAGCTCTGGGGTCTGCGACTTCAGTGCCTCGTAGAATATCTGCGCACGAAGCGACCACTTGATTTTGTAGCTTTCGCCGTTAATTGTTACTTCCATGTTTGAAATTTAAAAGGGGACGGGGAACACCCCGCCCCCGGTGGTCATGAACTTGAGACTGAACTCGTGTTAATCTTAGTCCTCGGTGGCTACAAGCGGGCCGTCACCCTGCAACTGCACGGTGAAAGTGGCGTTCTCACCATTGGGAGCATTTACCTCGACGCTGGTGATCAGCACGGTGCCGGTGTAACCGAGGCTCTTGTTGGAGGTGGAGCCAATGGTACCCTCGTTTGCGGGTGCCCACACGTCACCAGTTGCATCGTCAACGCTGTCGAGCTTGCTCGCGTAGGGGTAGGTCGTGCCGCTGCTTCCTTCAATGCTGAAGGTAGCGGTCACCTTGGTCTGCGACAACATCAGGTTGATGAGGTCTTGGTAGTTGTACCCGGCGCCATCGTAACTGCAAAGGTTCTCCGATGATGCACTCCATGAGATGATGCCGTAGTCGGAGCTCTGGAACTTACCGCCGTCGTCCTTGGTTGAGGTCTGCTGGGTGTCGGTGCTGACCGTCAACGTGTGGGAGGTGGCGAATGCAATGGATTTCATGGTGCCACTACCCTCCTTGATGAAGAGCATCATGTCACCGCCTTTAATTACGTTTCTACTCATTTTCTATCGTGATATCAAATGTTAAGTCCTGTAAATAACTCGTTTCGTTGTACATCTCGGCAGCATCAGCCAGGCTGATATCGTCGATATATACACCCTCAAATGTGCCGGTCTTGCCGACAAGTGCGTTAGTGATTGAATCAGCCAACATCAGGCCGCTCTGGTAGTCCATTGACACGACCTGCACACTCAGCGTCGCACGCTGATCTTGTGCAAGCCTGTCCTTGGTATCATCCACACTGAGCGATGCACGGCGATAGACGGCGAAGGGCTGGGGAGTATTCTCCTCGGCCACTATCGCATGCACATTGGTGATGCCCGCATTAGCGAGAATCGCATGTATTGCTTTAGTTAAGTGTAAGCCCTTCACGTCTTGCCTGTTTTTGAATGTGTTTTACCAATTCGTTTTCGATGTCCCTTGCTGCTTCCTGCTCTTTGGCGTTCACCGCCCTGGCAAACCATCCGTGCTTGTTCTGGTCCTTAAACCTCGGTCCCCTGTTGGATGCCTTACGCACAGGTATTTTCTTGCCTCTGCCTCGGGCTCCACTGGTCTTTCGGGGATTGTCGGGAGTCAGTTCAAAGAACTTCAGACGGTAGTCTCCCATGATATGCACCTTGGCGGTTTCGGGATTCCTCGCCACAACCTTGATGCCCCTTGCGAGGCTGCGCTTTTCGGTCTTGCCGTTTCGCCTGGTGTAAGTAGTGGTCTTCCTGACGCTGTGCCCTATCACCTGTTGAAGGTTTTTTACGGCTTCCTTTTTGATCTTGTTGGCCGCGCCACGGAGCGCCGCCTTGCTGACCTTCCGCTGGTTCTTCGTGGATAACCGACGGAACAACGCATAACACCTCGATGCGTCTACCTGGATGCCGTCATTAACCATTACTCGTTGATGAGCTCAGTGCGTATCATGTACTCGCGGCGATGGGTGCGGCGGTCAATGGAGAGGATGCGATACTTGAGGTCGCCCCAAAGTATGCGCATCTCCTCGTTGACTGCACCCTGCCAGCGGATGGAAAACGTTGTAATCCTACCGTGGAAAATCTCCTCGTTGTCTATCTCCCTGTCACCGCGCACATAGTTCACGGCGGCTGGCAGGTTGCTGACAACATTCGTCCATGTCGGTTGCGTGGCACCATATTTGTCACGAACCGCATCAGGTCGTTGGATGGTAATCCTTTCGGTGAGTTTACCTGCTTCCATCATCACTTGCAGCACTTGTTGAGTTGTCCGTAGTTGATAATCTTGCCAAGCAGCGCCATCACGTTTGCGTAAGGTACAACGTGCTGCTGTGCGCTCGATATACCCTCACGATTCTCATACAATGCCGCAGCCTGCATGAGAATCGCTGTGTAAATCTGCGCGGGCAACACACCATCATCACCGATGTACACCGACAGGCTTTTGACCTGCAGCGTTTCGGTGACGGTTTGCTCGGCAGAGCAGAGATAAAGAGCCAGCAAATCATCTTCATCAGTGGTGGAGATGTAGCTATGCTTCTTGAGGTCTGCTACCGTTGCGTATTTCGGTGTGTACTGCATCGTGACGGCTTGTTACTTAACCGGCGGATACGGTGGTGAACAACTTCAAGCTACCAGCACGGGCAACGCCGTAGTCGAAGTAGCTGTTGATGGTGATAACCAGCTCGCCAGTACCAGCAGCGCTGTAGGGATCGACGGTGAGGTCGAGTGCGCCCCACTGGCCGATGACAAGGTTGCTCCAGTCGCCATAGTAGCCCTGGTTGGCAGCGCAACCGATGGTCTTGAACAGCGGAGTGCCGTCCACGTTGCCAGCCTCGTAGATGAGACGGGTGGTCTTGTTGTAGGTCATCTGGCGGATGACAGCAGCAGCCTCGGGAGATGCGATGTAGGCATACTCCTCACCGACGGCAAGACGCTCAACGGCAGCCTCAACAAGGCTGGTCAGCTTGGCCCAATCGGTAGCAACGGCAGCGGTCTGGCCGTTACCGATGCCCTTGGGAGCACCACCAGAAGCGGCAGCTGTGCCGAACATGGTAGCGTTCAGCTTGGTGATGACAGCCTTGCGGATGTCGTTCAGCAGGGTAGCCTCGATGGCGGCGTTGTCCTGAGCGACCATCTGCTTGCTCAGCTTGAACTGAGCGGTCAGGCGCTTGGGAGTCAGGTTAACGCTGGTGAAGGCGTAGGTGGGATCAGCAGCGGATCCTACCTCGGTAGCCCATGCCACATTACCGCCACCCAGCACGGGGATGCGAACGTCACTGGTGAGACCGCTGTAGTAGCGGGCACCTGCGCGAACAGCAACAAGGCCCTCACGGATGGGAGCGAAGGTGTTGTAAACATCGATACCGATGGTATCGTCATGCTCGGCAGTGACAGTCACGTCTGCACGCTGCTGAGGAACGATGATACTGCCGACGGGGTTGAGGCCCGCCTTAATCATCTCCTCGCGTCCAGCGCGTGTGATGGCCTGTGCATCTTCGTTCAGCTTCTCGCCAGAAGCGATTTCGCGGATAGCGCGGATGAGAGAGAAGTTACGCTTCTTCTCCTCACGCACCTTGATGGAGCTGACCTTCTTGCTCACGGCATCCTGGCCAGCCTGGAGATCGTTGATGGAACGCTTCATGCCTTCCATGTCAGCCTTCAGAGCTTCAACCTCGGCGGTGTTGTCCACCTTGGGCTCTTCAACGTTTTTGTTCTTGTTCTCGTCCATAGAATTTGAATTAAAAGTAGGTGTATTTTCGTTTTCGTTGTTTTCTTCAATCAATCCTCTCATGAGGGCACCGTCCAGCACCGCTGCACGGGAGTCCACGTTGGTCTGCGGATAAGCAGGGTGGATGACCACGCTTACATCGTAGAGGCCGTTAACCTCGTCAACGTAGCGGATAAGCGCCTTTGAGTCTTTCTCGTTCCTCTCATAGTGTACGCCCGTGTCCTCGTCGCAGGTGTATGCGAACGAGCATCCTCTGAAGTCGCCACGGCGCACACCCTGAAGGAGTGTCTCGCCGTCATTGGTGAGCGGAGCCTCAAAGCTGAACCTCAGACCATGATCGTCAAGCATAAGGCGAAGGGAGCCTTCACCGTTTACTGAGCGGGCCACCATGCGGCTGTTGTCGTGGTCAATATTGGCCACCACATCGCTCTTGGCAATCAGCTCCTCGGTGATGCTACCAGGCATCATCACTTCCTCGACCATGCGGCCTTTGTTCCAGTCGGGCAGAAACACACTGCGCTCGTTGAACACGACTGCATACCCCTCAATGGTGCGGGAATTCTCCAGCGCCCTGAGTTGGCAGTCTTCGGTATTGCGGTAAATCTTTGTCATTTCTTCCTTGAATTTTTCTTTGGTTCTTCGACAACTGTCGGCTCACCCTTGATTTTTGCCGAGTCAATGGGAGCGACGTTGCAAGAGATGTACGCGGAGTCACCACCCTCGACAGGGGCGTGACCCTCGCGGATTCTCACCTCGTTTGGCGTGAGCACGCCAGCCGATATCATCTTGGTGTAGTAGTCGGCCTTGGTGCCCATGTCGCCGATATAGTAATCGTCAAGGTCAAACTTGACGCGATATCTTCCGAGCATTTGATTGGGAACGAGCTTCACGGTGAGCTCGGTCTCAATCTTGTTGATCAGCGGGAACAGCGTGTCGGTCATGAATGCCGTCTGAGCGCTCTCGCTGCCCTTGTAGTTCGTGCTCGATGACTGGAATACCCTGTCCGGGTGAACGCCGAAGAAGCGGCAGATGTCAAGCACATTGAGGTTTTTTGACTCCACCAGTTGCAGGTCGCTCGGCGACAGCGACAACTGGTTGAACTTCATAGTGCCTGGAAGGGTGAAAATTTTGGCACCGCTTGTCAACTGGCTGGTGATGTTGTCCTTCACCGCCTTGAGCTGGTCATCTTGTGGAGCGCCGAAGCCTTGCGTGAGGTTCGAGTCGCCGCTGATGAACCCTCGCAGCGTGGAACCGCTTGCAAAGCTATCCATCTGCAAGCTGTCGAGGTTTTCGCCAACGCCTAACACATTCTGCGCATAGGTGAGGGTGGAGACACCAGTGAAGCCACCATCGAGGCTCAGGTTCTTCAGGTGGATGATTCGCCACCCGTTGCAGATGGTGAAAAGGTTGTTGACTTCATCGTTGATTTCGTAGGTGTCGGCTTCCTTGTCATAGCGGCAGCACCCGTTGTGGATAAGGTACAGCCTCGTCACCTCACCAACCGCGTTGAAGTAGGGATAGATATAGGCATTGCCGTGCAGAAGCATTTCCACGACGGCAGCCTTCCAGAAGTCGAAGGAATTCACCCTGTCGTTGGGACGGAGACGCAGAACAAGTTCAAGCGGGTGTTTTTCGTCCACCTGCCAATACTTTCCTATCCGTTTCTCGATGTCGATTCCGAGGGATGCCACCGTTCCGCTTACGATATCGACACAACGCCAAACCGCTGCCAGCTTCATCCCGCTGTCATCGGTCGTATCGAGTGTGTAGGTCTTGCCGTTGATGGTGACCTGCAACACTGGCGATATCACTTCCTTCTTCTTGAAGATATCAAAAAATCCCATTTTTCACGCGTTATATTAATTAGTCAAAGTGTTAAACACACCTATCGTCTTTGCTCCAAACTTACTCCTAACGCCATCAATGCGGTAATGGCTCCGTCTATTTTCTTGTTCTCGCTTCGTTTCAACGGCTTGCAGTTGTCCATGTTGTCGCGGTCAAGTATGCAGTTGTCGAAACAATAGTTATTGATCGGATTCTCGTTGAATGTCAACAGTCCCTGGTCAAGCATCCTCACAATCGCCATGCAGGGCTTGGTGAAGTAGTAATAGGTCTGCTTGTAAGGGTACAAGAAGTTGGCACCGCCACAATTAATCAGAAGGTTGGTAAACTCAGCCGCTTTATTGGGGTCATAGCCAATCTTGAGGATTCGCAGGTGCTTGCCGTGGGCAAGGATGTCGTTCACCATCTGCACATAGCTGATGATATTCCCAGGGCACAGCTTCAGGTAACCACCATCCACCCAACGCTGATAGACTTCCCTGTTGGGGTGCTTCGCCATCTGCCCTTCTGGAAAATAGTAATCGGTGTGGATGTGGTGGCGTTGCTCATTCTGCAGCCAGACGTAATAAGACACGGCGCTGAAGTCGTTATCCACCGACAAGTCCACCGCCACCTCACAGTCTGCCCGATAACCCAGCGCGTCGATATCCAGTTGTCGTGAGTGCTCGCGGATGGTGCTGCCTTCAATCCAGCTCTTATCGTTGCCGGTGACGAAGATGTTGAGCATCTTAGTGCGGAAAGCCTTCATGTTCTCGGCGCTCTTCTGGGCCTCGGCCCATTGTTGCTCGTAGAAGTCGGGCCTAACCGTCACCCCGAGGTGTGGCTGCACCTTCGCCCATGTCTTCGGGTCGGCTTCATCATCGTCGCAGTCGGGCATGAAGATATGTGCAAAGCTCGTGTCATCCTCACTATATCCACCAAGCACTTCACGAAGCAGTACGCCTTGCTCGTGCTCAAGTTCCTGGACGAATGGGGCCGTCTGCTTATCGCTCGCGGTGGTGATGGTTACCAGCAACGGGTTGGTGCGCATTCCCATTGACGTGGTGAGCACATTGCGCAAGTCGGCACTATCGGCCTGGGCATACTCATCCATGATGACCGTTGAGGCGTTGAGACCGTCCAATTTGTCGGGCGAATTAGACAAACAGCGGATGCTGCTATGCCTCCCTTCACGCCACTTGATGAGTTCACGCGTCGCCTTGAACCGCGTCCAGCCGGGGTCAAGGCCATGCAGCACGCGGCTGATTTCGTCAAAGCAGATTTTCGCCTGATCATAACTATTTGCTCCAGTATAAGCCTGGGCATTATCGTCCCCAAACAGGAAATCGTAGATGGCAAAGGCACACACCGATGTGGTCTTGCTGAACTTCCTCGGCACGAAAAGCAGGGCATTGCGCACCAGCCTGGTGCCGTCATCCTTGACGAAGCCCATGATGGAGGCGAACTGAAACACCTGTACTGGTGTCAGCTTGTAAGATTGCCGGCCATTCTGCCCACTGAACTTCAGGAACTCATAAAACTGGATGAAGTTGGCCGCCGCCGATGTGTCGTAGCTATAGGTCTCAAGGAGCCGTAAAAATTTTACGGCAGCAAGTAGCTCATAGACATTGTGGGCCTCTGGCTTTGCGATGAGAGTCTTGAAGTACTTGAGTAGGCGTGCGTCAATAGACCTCAGCAGATAGCTGCCGAGGTCAGCACCGCACAGCCGTTCAATGGCCAGCCGCTTAGCTTCTCTTTCGACTTGTTTTCTTTCGTCGGTCATCTATTTTCCTCGCCTTCATCATCCCCTGAAGTTGCTCAAGGGGATTCACGACGGCTGTCTTGATGGCGGCTTCGTTCTGCTCGTTGTGCCCAGCCAACTCGATGAGGAACTGACACGAACGCAAATCGCCCTCTTCAAGCGCCTTTCGTTTCTGCTCGCGCAGAATGGCCTCTCGCACAGTCATCGTCTTACCTTCATAGTCCACCTCTTCCTCGAGGATGCTGTTGGCCATCTTTTGGCTCTGCCCATCCGATAACATGAGCTTCGGCAAGTTACCCTTCATAAGGTTCGCCTTGCTGTTCGGGTTCTTCCCGCAATTCTCATATCCCATTTTTAATCTTGTTTATATAGTCATTAATATCGTTTTCCATCGCTTCCTTGATGTGTGCCTTCCCGAGTTGTCGGTGCGCCTCATGGTGACACTCACTGCACAGGGCGATGAGGTTGTTTTCATCGTAGGCCAGAGCTTCCATCTCTTCTCTGGTGTGTGCGGTCTCGATCGGGACGATGTGGTGCACCTCGGTGGCCTTCCTCGGCCGTGGCCCTCCTGTGAAATAGTTCTTAACGCACTGCTCGCAGAAGCCGCCATTGTTGACGGCATTGTGCAGCATCTTCAGTCCCCGAAGCTCTTGCCACTTCTTGCCGGTGATGATGCGCCGATACTCAGGGTTTGCGTTTTTCTCTCTCATAGCGAATATCGTTGAACATGGATGACAGCTCTTCCTCTTGTGCTGCGGCCCTCATGGCTTCGCGCTGTTCCCTGGTGCCCTCGATGATGTAGCGCATGAGGTCTATCGGTGGTCGTTCATCCTTCCACACATTCGGGTCAGCCAACTTGATATAGCTGCCGATAAGCAGCCGGAGCAAGGAGTAGATGGTCTCCCTGCGCCGCTTCAGAATCCGTTCAAGGGCCTCAGCCTCGTCCCTCGTCAGTCTTGTCGCTATGAACTTGTAAGCCATGTCTATTTTTATGTCCGTTTCGTTAAACTTCCGCCCGAAGTTCAAATTTATTGTTCCAAAC